CACGGCGTGCGTCCGCGCAGTGACCAGTGGCGCGTGGTGGCCGATGGCGAGCACCAGGTGAGCCCGGCCCTCGGCCTGGTGGGCGCCATGCTGTCGCTGCGCCACGAATTCGGGCGCGCCCCATCGCGCCGCGAACTGGTCGGGCTGCAGCACCTGTGGACAGCCCGTGACGAGGCTGACGCCGCCGCGGCGCAAGCCGAAGCAATTGACCTGATGGTAGAGTGTGAGAACACGCTAGGCGATGAAGTTTCTCGCCAGATCCCCGCCAGTCGGGGCGCCCCAGTCGGGGCTGCGCCATTCCCGAAGCCCGCCATGCCCGCCGCATGAGCGGGCTTTGCTGCATCTGGAGCCGCGCATGCGCACCATCCCCCATGACAAGGCCCTGCACCTGATTGCAGGCGCCGCCTTCGCCTTCGCCGGCCTGGTGCTGGCCAGCGCCACGGGCGCCACAGGCCTGATTCCGGGCGCCGTGGGTGTCGCGCTGGCGGCCGCCGCCGGCGTGCTGCGCGAGGCCTACAACACCGCCACGGGCGGCCAGTGGTCGTGGGAGGATGTCGCCTACACCGCGGGTGGCAGCGCCCCTGTTGCGGGCGCCGCGTGGCTGGCTACAAGCCCATGAGCGAGGGGCCGATCACGGCGCTGCTGGCGCCCATCACCGGGCACCTGGCCGAGGTCGGGTTGGCGGTGGCCGCGCTGGTGCTCGGGCTGCGCAAGGCGCAGGCGAAATGGGGCAGCGTGGGCGTCGACATCGCCCAGTCGCGCACCGACACGGCCGAGGCCGATGCCCGCACCGACATCGTGGAGCAGCTGCGCAACGAGCTGACGCGCCTGAGCGAGCAGCGCCTGCTGGTGGGCGGGGAGCTGGCCAAGCTGCAGCTGCACATCCTGGAACTGACCAAGCAGGCCGGCTACCTGACGACCCAGGTGTCGCTGCTGACGTCCGAAAACGTGGCCCTCAAGGGTGAGATCACCGAGCTGCGCGCCGAAGTGTCCAGGTTGCGCACCGTGCACGTGGGAGCATCGAAATGATCCAGGCCATCCCAAACTGGCGCCGCGCCTGGCGCATGCTGTCGGTGCAGATCGCTGCGCTGGCTGTGACCTGGGGTGCGCTGCCGATTGACACGCAGCAGGCCGTGCTGGCGCTGGCCGGCGTGCCCGCCGAGCGGGTGCCGGCGCTGCTGGGCGTGCTGGTGCTGCTGGCGCGCCTGGTGGACCAGCCCGCGACGCGCGGCAAGGGCGGCGCGTGAGCCCGCGCAGTGAACGCAACTTGGGCGGGGTGCACCCGGACCTGGTGCGCGTGGTGCGCGCCGCTGACGCCGCGATGCTGGGCCGCGCCGACAAGCTGGCCTTCGTCGTCATCGAAGGCCTGCGCACCCGGGCGCGCCAGGCGCAGCTGGTGGCCGCTGGCGCATCGCAGACGATGGCCGGCCGCCACCTGACGGGCCACGCCGTCGACCTGATGGCCACCGTGGTCGGCGTTGGCCGGTGGGACTGGCCGCTGTACGCCACGCTGGGCGCGCTGCTGAAGCAAGTCGCAGCGGCCGAGGGCGTGCCGATCATCTGGGGCGGCGACTGGCGCACGTTGCGCGACGGGCCGCACTTCGAGCTGGACCGAAAGGTGTACCCATGAACTGGCTGCAGTCGAAACTGTCCCTGGTGCTGGCGCTGCTGCTGGCGCTGGCCGTCGTCGCGGTGGGCGTGCAGTCGCTGCGCCTGGCCGCGATGCATGCCGATGTCGCGCAGCGCGAGCAGGCCCACGCCGAGGCCGCGCTGCTGTACGCGGAAGCCGCCCGTCAGACCGAACAGGCCTGGGCCAAGAAACTGCAGGAGGTGCAACATGCACGAGACGCGGAGCTGGCGCGCGCGCATCGCATCGGCGATGGCCTGCGCACTGATCGTGAGTGGCTGCGCGTCGACACCGCCAGCTTTGCCGCCGGCCCTGCCGACGATTCCGCCGCCGCCTGTCGTGAGCGAGCCGCCACCCTCGGGCGCCTACTGGACGATGCTCTGCGAACTGCAGCGACGATTGCAGGCAGCGCTGAACAGCACGCGGCCGATGTCCGAGCACTGCGGGCCAGCTGGCCCGTGAACGAACCCCACAACGAAAAACCCCCGTCGACCTTGCAATAGTCGACGGGGGCATTCTCCGCGCCGGGCCCACTGTCACCCCCAGGTCTGCCAACCGTCGGGGCCCGAATAGCGTCAGGGTTCGCGCGATGGCCGCGATTGTGCCCTGTGGATAACCTGTGTGCAAGCCTACGCAGGCTTGCGCGACTTGCGCCGCGCGTACCAGTGCAGCGCAATGTGCACCGCCTCGGTTTCGGTCTTGCCCGGGTGCTCGGCGTGGACCTTGGCCAGCGCCTCGGCGCCTTCTGGTGTGAGGGTCACGTTCAGGCGCCGGCCGCCAGCGCGCAGCGCATTCTCGCGGGACTTGCGCTGGCGCTCGGCCGGCGGCGTCTGCCCGGTGCGTGGCCGGCCTGGCCGCTTCTTGGCTGGCGCTGTCTTCAGTGGCGGGAAGATGGGCGGGGTCATGGCGCCGACTCCACCAGTCGCCGCATCCAGTCGCTGCCGCCGCGCTTTTTGAACTTGGCTTTCTGCTTCGCGGTGCAGTAGAACGCGATGCGTTCGGTGTACTCGGGCGCGCCGTGCGGCGCGCGGCGGCCGGTGCGGTGTTGCTGCTGCTTGGCTTGTGGCATCTTCTTGTCTCCGGTCACAGATCGTCAGGATACATGCCGCCCGGCACCGGGTCGTCTTCGCCTGGCAGGTGCGCCACGCTGACCTGGGGCTCGCATGCAGGCCAAGCCGGTGGGGTCAAAGCAGCCCACGCTCGGCGAAAGACGTCACGGACGAGCCGCCGACGATCAGGTGGTCGAGCACTCGCACGTCGACCAGCACCAGCGCCGACTTCAGCGTCTGCGTGAGGAACTCATCGGCCCGCGACGGTTCGGGCAGGCCTGACGGGTGGTTGTGCGCAAGGATCACGGCGCCCGCGTTCAAAGCCAGCGCCTGCTTCACCACTTCGCGCGGGTAGACGCTGGTTTGCGTCAGCGTGCCGGTGAACATGGTGCGCGCCTCGATCAGCCGGTGCTGCGCGTCCAGAAACAGCACGTCGAAGCATTCGGCCTCGGCCGTGGCCAGGCGCAGCGTGCAAAAGTCCTTCACGGTGCGCGGTGCGTCGAACGTCGGGCCGGGCGTGCGCAGCCGCTGCAGCAGCACCACAAGCGCGCGGCGGATCAGCTCGTCGCCGTGCTCGGTGTCGGCCGGTGCGCTGCCGTAGGTCGGCAGGTCTTCGGATCGTGCGATGGTCGGTTGCATGGGGTGGTCCTCCTCAGACCTTGACGTTGAAGTAGGCGCAGAAGGCAGCGGCGGCCGCCTCTTGCGTGGTGTCGTGGAACTCGGCCAGGGGCACGGCGCGCCCCTTCTGGTGCGCGATGGCCACCCAGACGGCGCCGCGCTTCTCGAAGGTGGCGCCGCGCTTCGTGGCCTTCACGATGGCCGGCGCTTCGGGCTGGGTGAGGGTGAACTCCTCGGCCGGCTGCTCGAAGATGTCCACTTGCTTCTGGGCGGCCAGCTTGCCCGCGGTGGTGGTGAACATGGGCTACTCCGGTGAACCATCACCGCCGCAGTGCTCAGCACAGTCGGTATCGGTGAGGCAGTCGCAGGGCAGCTCTGGCGCCGACAGCACCACAGCCAGGACGGCCGCAGTCACCCACGGCGCGAGAACGATCAGGAGAAGGCGCAGGGCGTCGCGCATGGCTCAGGCCCCCGCGCTGGCGCGTTCGTCAGTGATCGGCAGCGCCGCCTTCATGGTGTCGATCCAGACTTGCACGTCGTCCGCAGCCTGCAGGTACTGGCCCCGCTTGTAGGTCTTGCCGCTGTACTCCCGGGCGATGGCCAGCAGCACCGCAGGCGTCGCGCCCCGCGTCATCTTCAGGCCGGTCTTGGCGTACATCAGCAGAGCCTGCTTGACGTGCACGGCCCGGTACAGATTGACTGCATCGGCGCCGACAAAGCTGGTGCCGCCGGTCTTGTGGTGGACGATCTCGGAATGGCTCATGGTCAGGCTCCTACAAGGTGACGCACGCAGCCAGCTGTGTGCTGATCTGGCCCGAGCGATCAAGGTGGTCGATGAAGCCAACGAAGGCGACGCGCGTATCGGCCGGCTGGTCGTTCTGCCGCGCCACACGACGGCGCCCGCCCTTGGTCGGCACAGAGAACGTGCGCAGCGCCTTCGGGTGCGCATCCCAGAAGGCAGCCCGCACCTGGGCCTGCGTGGTGTAGGCGCGCTTCACGACAGCACCACCAACCACGCAATGGCCCTGGCCTCGTGCGAGTTGATCGAATACCAGTCGCCATTGGCCGCTTGGTCCTCATCGGACCGCAGTTCGACGATGTGCGCATCATGTTTCTCCTCGGTGGTGAAGCTGCAATGTGATTAATGTGCCCGGTCACACAAATGGTTGTCAAGGGGTTTCGATGAAGAATTCGCAGAAAGTCACGAAGCCCCTGGCAACGGCGCGCACCAAGCCCGAAGGACAGAAGACCGAAGGCCCGGCAAAGCCTGGGCAGAAGCGCCTGGACTGGCAGCGCATCCAGGCAGACCACAGCACCGGACAGTTCACGGACGTGGAGCTGGCACGCAAGCACGGCACGCACGCCGAGACGATCAGCCGGCGCCGCACGCGCGACCGCGCCACGAACCCGGCGGCATGGCCCGTCGACCGCTCGAAGGACGTTCAGGTGGCGACGGCCGCGCTGCTGATGCACGAAGGCGTCAAGGCGACGCTCAACGCGGGTCATGGCGCCGAGGCAGTGATGGTCGCCGCCCACGTGGCCAAGGACGTCATCCTCTCCCACCGCCACGAGATCAAGGACGGCCGCCGCGTGGCCGCTGCCCTCATGGCCGAGCTGGAGAGCGTCACCGTCAACCGTGACGGCGTGGCCCGCATGCTGCAGCTGGTGGCCGGCACGCTCAACGAGGCAGACGCGGCCGCCCTGGTGGCGCAGGCCCGCGAGCTGGTGAAGCTGCACAGCCGGGTTGGCAGCGTGCAGAAGCTGGCCGACGCCATGCAGCGCCTGCAAGGCCTGGAACGCAAGGCCTTCGGCATCGCCGACGACGACGCCGGCACCAGCCCGCTCGACACGATGAGCGTGGGTGAGCTGGAGGCGGAAGTCGCCAGGCTCTCGGCCACGCTGGCCGGCGGATGACGGGTTAGGTGCCCTCGTCACTCACGAGGGCACCTCGGCCCGTGGTCGTGCGCATAGCCGCGACAAGCTATCTAGTGTGCCGACAGGCGCCCAGGTGCCACGAAAGCCGGGTTGAGACGCTGCCCAGGCCCTGACGACACACTAGCCGTTACGACTGGCAACAGATGGCGCGTGGCGTGGCCCGGTCGGCCGCCCCCGACGACGCCCGCCGGCGGCCCGGTCGATGGCCGGCGACCCCCCGGGGGGGGGGATGCGAGATGCGCGACCCCGGGGGCCTGTTGTGCGGTTCCATCCACCCCACCCCCGTCAAACCCTCCCGCGCGAGAGTCAAGGAGTCCCCATGATCAAACCCACCGTCGGCCGCAAGGTCTGGTATCGCCCGCACACCTTCGAGCGGACGCACACGCATGCGCAGCCGTTCGACGCGACCATCACGCACGTGTGGAGCGACACCTGCGTGAACCTGCTGGTGTTCAACGAGAACGGCGTGCAGCTGCTGGGCAAGACCAGCGTGCGGCTGGCGCAGGACGTGCCGGCGCAGCCGGGCGAGTGCGAGTGGATGCCGTACCCGGTTGGCCAGGCCCAGGCCGCGGCGCCGGTGCCTGAGCCGCCACCGGCGACCAACGCCTACGTCGAGTCGGGCTCCGAGCCCTTCGCGGAAGGCGGCTGAGTTCAGGTGCAGGGCGGCGGTCGCGTCGCGTGCGGCGGGCAGGGTTTCGCTCGTCAGGGGACTTACATCCGCACGGTGCGTTTCCCGCGTTGCACCCCCCAGGGGGGAGGTCCGAATTGCGGACCCGGCCCCATCGTTTGAAGGAACCCCACCCATGAACCTGCAACCCCACCAGCAGCGGGTCGTCGAGGAGCGCGAGCGTGTCTCTGGCGACCTGGCCAAGCTGCTCTCGTTCCTGCTGACGCCCACCTTCGGCGGCCTGCCGGCGGTCGAGCGAAACCTGTTGAGCAGCCAGGCGCATCACATGAGCTGCTACGTGGCCGTGCTCGATGAGCGCATCGCGTTGTGGATGCAGGACGCATGACCGTCATTGCCTGGGACGGCCGCACGCTGGCGGCCGACAAGATGACGTCGTTCGGTGGCCTGCACGCCACGACGACGAAGGTGCACCGCGTTGGCGATGCGCTGGTTGGTGGCTGCGGCCTCGCTGCGCTGGTTGTCGAGATGCGCGAGTGGGTGCGTGCTGGCGCAGACCCGGCGACCTTTCCGGCGGCGCAGCGCGACGCAAAAGAGTGCTGCAGCCTGCTGGTGATCCGGCGGGGGTACGCGGCCCTCCAGTACGAGAACACGCCATACCCGCTGGTGATCGAGAACCGGCTGTGGGCGATCGGCAGCGGCCGCGACTTCGCGATGATGGCGATGCACCTGGGCAAGAGCGCTGCCGAGGCCGTCGCGCTGACGGCGGCACTGTGCAACGACTGCGGTAACGGCGTCGACGCGCTGGCGATCGACCCCTGGGCATGACCGCACTGGCCACCGTCGACCGCGCCGAGGCTCTGCGGCAGCAGGTCGCGCTGATGCGCCAGCTGGAGAAGCTGCGGGCGCGGCAGAAGATCCTCACCTACTACCCGGAAACCGGGCCGCTGCGGCGCGAGCTGTACCCGCAGCACATGCAGTTCTTCGAGCTGGGCGCGCAGGTGCCCACGCGGTGCTTCATGGCGGCCAACCGGGTGGGAAAGACCGAGGGCGCCGGCGGCTACGAGATGGTGTGCCACCTGACGGGGCAGTACCCGGCCTGGTGGCCTGGCCGGCGCTTCACGACGCCGGTGGATGCCTGGTGCGCGGGTGACACCAAGGAGACGGTGCGGGACATTCTGCAGTTGAAGCTGGTGGGCCCTGAAGGCGCCTTCGGCACGGGCCTGATCCCGGGCGAGTCGCTGATCAACGCGGTGAAGCGCCAGAACGGCAACGGGGCGCTGGACTACGTGCTGGTGAAGCACAAGCCGACGGGCCAGGTGTCGCGGCTGGGCTTCAAGTCCTACGACCAGGGCCGCGAGGCCTTCCAGGGCACCGAGAAGCACGTGGTGTGGCTGGACGAGGAGAGCAACGAGTCGGTGCGCTCCGAGTGCGTGATGCGCCTGATGACCACGAACGGGCTGCTGATCGAGACGTTCACGCCGCTGCGGGGCTTGACGCCCATCGTGCTGCAGTACCTGGGCGACGACGCCGGGGTGCCGAAAGAGCGCATGGCGGTCAGCCAGGACCGGGCCATCGTGTTCGCGGGCTGGGACGACGTGCCTCACCTGAGCGCGGACCAGAAGCGCCGGCTGCTGGCCGAGTCCGAGCCGCACCTGCGGCTGGCGCGCTCCAAGGGCATTCCGAGCCTGGGCTCGGGCGCGATCTACCCGGTCGAAGAAACCGAGATCATCGTCGACGACTTCGTGCTGCCGGCGCACTGGCCGCGGGCCTACGGCCTGGACGTGGGCTGGAACCGCACCGCGGCCATCTTCGGCGCGATCGACCGCGACGCGGACGTGGTGTATCTGTACTCCGAGCACTACCAGGGGCAGCAGGAGCCGAGCACGCACGTGGCGGCCATCAAGGCGCGCGGCGAGCTGAAGGGCGTCATCGACCCGGCCTCGCGCGGGCGCTCGCAGAAGGACGGCGAGCAGCTGCTGATCGACTACCAGCAGCTGGGCCTGGACATCCTCACGGCCAACAACAGCCGCGAGTCGGGCCTCTACAACGTGCACCAGCGCCTGGCCACCGGCCGGCTGAAGGTGTTTCGCTCGCTGCGCAACTGGCTGCGCGAGTACCGGATCTACCGGCGAGATGAGAAGGGGCACGTCGTGAAAGAAAACGATCACTTGATGGACGCCTGCGTGACTGGCGACACGCTTGTCTGGACCGATGAGGGCCGCAAGCCAATCGAGTTGCTGGTCGGCTGCAGAGGGCGCGTGCTGTCGCGCGCCGGCGCACTGTGCGAGTTCATCGGCGCACGCAAGACCATCGAAAACACGCCCGTTGTGCGCGTTGAGTTTGAAAATGGGTCAGCCGTACGGTGCACGCCAGACCACCCCTTTTTGACGTCGGCCGGATGGGTCGAAGCACGGCATTTGCAGGGACTGGAGGTTTACAATGCGGTATCGCAAAGCATCCAGGTTGACGCATGGAAGTCATCGTTGTCTCGGCCACCGTTCAGGAGTTTGAGGGCCTTCGCTACTGGCGCTGCGGCAAGTATTTCCAGCGCTACGGCGCGCGCCTGCATCGCGTTGTCTGGACTCGCGCGAATGGGCGCGACGTGCCTGATGGGTACGACGTTCACCATGACGACGAGGACCGCAGCAACAACCAGCCGGGGAACCTTGTGCTCATGGCCAAAGCCGAGCACGCGGCCCACCATCACGCGGGGCATGAGCGAGGCATCCCGTCCGCAGCAACCGATGCAGCGCGTGACTGGCACGCATCCGATGCCGGCCGCGAGTGGCACCGACGGCACTACGCCGGAGTCGCCGACAAGCTGCACCAGCGCGTCAGCATGCGATGCGCTCAGTGCGGCGGCACGTTCGATGGCGTGGTCAACGGCCTCACGAGGTTCTGCAGCAACGGCTGCAAGACCAAGCACCGCAAGGCGTCTGGTGTTGACGATGAGCAACGCGCTTGCATGGTCTGTGGCAGCAGCTTCGTGGCGAATCGCTACGCGGCGAAGTCCACATGCTCGCGCCGATGCTCTGCTGCGCTGTGCAGCCGTACAAAACTCGGGCAACGCTGACGTCTACTGCCTGACGGTCCCAGGCCCCGGCGCGTTTGCGATCGGGCCCGGCTTGGTCGTGCACAACACGCGCTACTTCGTCGTGTCCGGTCTGGACGTGGCCACCGTGCCGATCACCCAGGCCAATGCCGCCGCGTTCCGCAACAAGCGCCGTCGGAAGGTCGCATGAGCATCACCCCGATCAAGCCCGACAACGCGGTTGCGGGCGACTGGCGCGACAAGGCCAAGGACGGCTTTGACCTGCGCTCGCTGGAGCGCCTGGTGCGCGACTGCGAGGACCAGCCCGACCGCTGGCGGCTGCGCTCGGACCTGTGCCACGCCTACTACGACGGCAAGCAGCTGACGGCCGAGCAGGAGGAGTTCGTGGCGGCCGAGGGCCTGAAGCCGCGCTCGACCAACCTGATTGGCCGTGTCGTGAACTCGGTGCTGGGCCAGGAGGCGCGCAACCGGGCCGACGTGAAGATCCAGAGCGACAGCGAGGAGCTGGGCGACGTGGTGGACGTGCTCAACGTGGCCTTCAAGGAGGCGCAGCGCGAGAGCTACGCCGACATGGCCATCAGCACGGGCTACGCGGGCCAGGTCAAGGGCGGCATCGGCTGGGTGGAGGTGTCGCGCGACTCGGACCCGCTGAACTACCCGTACCGCGTGCGAGACGTGCATCGGTCGGAGATGTGGTGGGACTGGCGCAGCCGGGACTTCCTGCTGCGCGACGCGCGCTGGGTGTGCCGTTCGCAGTGGCACGACCTGGACGAGCTGCAGGCGGCCATGCCCAAGCACAAGGCCATCCTGGCCATGCTGGCCAACCAGTGGGAAGGCTGGGCCGAGAACGCGCTGGTGCACGACACCGAGATGCCCGAGGAGATGGTGCGGGCCTTCGACGACTTCAGGCGCTTCCGTGTGCGTTCGAACGAGTGGCTGGACTCGATGCGCCAGCGCGTGCGGCTGTACGAGGTCTGGTACAAGGTGCCGGCCTACGCCGTGGTGCTGCGCATGGGCCCCACGCGGGTCATCCTGTACGACAGCAAGAACCCGCTGCACCAGCAGGCCGTGGCCCGCGGCCTGGTGAAGGTCGAGCGTGTGCTCACGCGGCAGGTGCGCAAGGCCATCTTCGCCGGCCCGTACCGGCTGACCGACGAGGGCACGACGCGGCGCAACTTCCCCTACGTGCCCTTCTTCGCCTTCCGCGACGACCAGGATTCGTCGCCCTACGGGCTGATCGAGGGAATGATCGCCCCGCAGGATGAGTACAACGAGCGCCGGCTGCGCATCCAGTGGCTGCTGAAGGCCCGCCAGATCTTGGTGGACAACGACGCGCTGGACGCGAAGTACAACAACTACGAAGACCTGGCCGACGAGGCGCAGCGGCCCGACATGGTGCTGGTGCGCAACGCGGCGCGGCGCAACGCAAACGGCGTGGAGATCATGTCGAACTTCAGCCTGCAGAAGGAGCAGGTCGAGGTGATGCAGGACGCCAAGAACCTGATCCAAGACGTGTCGGGGGTGTACCCGGTGCAGATGGGGCAGGCGCAGTCGGGCGTGACCGCTGGCGTGGCCATCGCGGGCCTGGTGGAGCAGGGCATCGTGGCGATGGGCGAACTCAACGACAACTACCGCAACTCGCGGCGGATGGTCTTCGAGAACCTGATGGACCTGATCGTCGACGACCACAGCGCGGCCGAGCTGCGCGTGATGATCGGTGAGGCTTCGTCGCGGCGCGTGGTGGTGCTCAACACCTTCGACCCGCAGGGCATGCCCGTGAACATGGTCAAGGACGCGCCGATCCGCATGGGCATGTCCGACGTGCCGAACTCGCCGGCGGCGCGCATGCAGCAGCAGACCCAGATCAGCGAAATCATCAAGTCGCTGGGCAACATGCCGCAGGCCGTGGCCGTGCTGGTGCCGCCTTTCCTCGAATCCAGTGCGCTGGACACCGAGACGCGCCGCCAGGCCGCCGAGGACTTCCGCAAGGTCATGGGCCTGCCGGCCGGTGGCGACAAGCAGGCACGCCTGGAGGCCGACAAGGCCGCCGCGGCGGCCGCGCAGGAGGCCAAGGCAGTTCAGCAGCAGGCGCAGCAAGCCGAGCTCGACGAGCAGCGGGCCAAGGTGGCCAAGCTCGTGAGCGCGGCCGAGCTGGACGTGGCCAAGGTCGAGGAGATCAGGGCCCGCATCGAGCAGCAGGAACAGAGCATCAACGACGCGCTGGCTGAAGCCGACGCACCAGGAGCAAACGCATGACCATTCAACTTGTCTCGGCCGCGCAGGTGGCCAACTCGCCAGGCCGACCCGGCGTGATCTACGTGCTCAACGTGCCGCCGCACACGGCCTACGTGTGGGATGGCAGCGAGATGCGGCCTGCGTCAGGCTTTTCCACTGCGCAAGTGGCGGCGGTGCTGGCCCGCACGCCGGGGTTTGCGAGTGTCGGCAAGCGCGTGTTCGCGCTGCTGGACTCCATCGGCCATCGGCAGTTCCTGCAGATCAACGGGGCGAGCCCGGTCAATAGCGGCACCGACGTGACGATCGCGGCTTCCAGCCAAGGTCTGCCTGTCGGGTCGCTGGCCCGCCTGGTGAACGTGCCGGAACTGCGCGAGTACAAGGCGACCATCGTCGCAAGCGATGCGGCTGGATTCACGCTGCGGTATCCGTTCGACATCTCCGCCGTGTCGATCGTTTCACCCTCGGTCTACGCCGAAGCCAAGCTCAGCGATTCCGGCTGGATCAACTACGCGCTGGCAGCGCTGGCCGAGCGCGGCACGCCGGCGGCGCTGTTCTACACAGCGGCTGTGGGCGGCGCCAAGATCGCGGAAATGCGGGCTCGATTCGAGTCCGAGATCGTGCCGCTGGGCCCGCAGCCGGGTGACATCCTGATTTGCGGCCCGACCATCAACGACATCGAGGCCACGGCGACCGACACCATCGTCTCCGAGCTGTCGCAGCTGTACGACCGGGCGCTGAAGTTCGGGATGATCGTTCACACCGGAGTGATCACTCAGGTCGGCGCCAGCAGCTACTTCACGACGCCGGCCACGGCGCTGACGCAGATCCTCGACGTCAACCAGGCCGTCATCAACAAGGCGCGCTCCAAACCCAACATGCGGGTGTTTCGCGGCGACCTGGCGCTGGGCGGCGGCAGCTATGCCACGGCCGGCACGACCGAGGCTGCTGGCTCGCACCCGACGCCGGCAGGCGCGGCGCCGATGGGTGCCAGGTACATCACCGACTGCGGCGACGACTATCCGCGTGGCGAGGTGTACCGCTACGCGTCCAACGCCGACAACTGGGTGAATTCGGAGTCTCGCAACAAGGTCGCAAACTGCCAGTTTGCCGGCGCCTCTGGCGCAGCGCCAGGCACTGGCTGGACCGCAACCGGGACAGGCAACACCTTCACGAGCGATGCCCTGGGGCTGAACTGGACCAAGGCCGCCGCGGGGACCAATTCATCGACGGTCGTTCAGGACGTGACCGCACGGCTCACGGCAGGGGAGACCTATGAATTCGGCAACGGGCTGGAGGTGCTCTCTGTCGGTCAGGGCCACTACTTCCGCGCGGAGCTGGTGTTCATCGTCGGCGGCATTGAATATGCCTACACCATCGGCCGCGACCAATTCACCGTTGCGAACGGCGGGAGCCTGCCACCGGTTGGCACCAAGTGGCTGAATCGACACACGGCGCTTGTGCCGGTCGGGTTCACGCAAGCGCTGTTGCGCTTTTCGTTGCAGCAGGTTGGTGTGGGGTCGACGCAGATTCGCGTGTCTGAGCCGGTGATCTTCACCTGACCATGCCCACCCACTCCATCACCGGCGACCTGCGCCACGGCACACAGTGCATCGGCTATGTCGGCACGGCTGACAACGCGGTGAGGCGCTGACGTGGCGCTCAAGTTACTCCTTTAAGACTTTTCAGCCGCCGCACCCTGTAGCCACAGGGGTGCGGCGTGTACCGCGGGGCAGCCGCGCGCCTGGACTCATCCACCAGTCGCGCGTGAACTTCAGGATGGAACTTCAAAGGCCTCTCCGGGCAACCGGCGAGGCCTTTGTCGTTTCGGGGCCGCCCCCGTATGGCGCAGGAGCGATAGATGGACGAGAACGATCTCACCCCCGAGGAGCTGGCAGCGTTCGAGAAGCAGTTGCTCTCGGACCTGAAGCCCGACGCGGACGACCCGGTGTTTGAGCGGCAGGCCCCGGGAGGCGACCAGCCCCCGGCGAGCGCGCCGCCAGCGCCGACACCGCCCGCGGCACCGGCCCCGGCAGCAGCCCCGACCGCCGCTGCACCCGCAGCACCTGCCGCACCTGCACCCGCAGGGACGCCGGCCGAGCCCGACCTGGGCGACCCGCGCGCGGCGCTTCGTGCGTCGCGCCGGTCGGAGCGCCAGGCCAGGGAACGCGCCGAGCAGCGCGAACGCGAGAACGAGCAGCTGCGCAAGCAGCTTGCCGAACTGCGCGGCACGCCGGCAACGCCCGAAGGGGTGGACCCGGAGATGGCCGCGCTGGAACTCGACGTTCCAGGCGTAGCGCCCGTGGTCAAGCGGCTGCTGAACGAGGTGAAAGAACTGAGGCAGCAGATCGCCGCACCGAAGCAGGCCCCCGAGCCCGACTTCGTGCCCGAGAGACTGCACGAGGCCTTGCAAGAGATCGTCGACGACATCCCCCAGCTGCTGGCATGGCAGACCAGCCCACGGTTCAAGGACCACTGGGAACTGGCCAAGGCCACCGACCTTGCGCTGACGAAGCACCGGGACTGGAAAGACAAGCCCGAGGCCGAACGGCTGCAAGAGACGGCGCGCCGCGTCGCCGCCGAGCTGGGCGCTCCCTCTCCCACACCACCGGCACCTGCACCCACGCGGGCCGCACAGCGCATTCAGGACGCCCCCGAGCGTGGCCTGGAAACGCTGTCGGACCTGCGCGGTGGCGTGGTGCCTTCCACATCCACGGGCCAGGACTTCTACGCGATGAAGTCCGACGAGGAAGTGATGGCCGCGCTCGAAAAGCTGCGCTGACCACACCTCCGGGCCCCAAGTTCAAGGACACCTGAATCATGGGTCAAACCAACGTTTCGGCGAGCAGCCCGCTCGCCAACAAGCAGTTCTCGCGCGCCCTGTCGGCGATGGCCGTGCGTCAGCCGACGCCGGTTCGTTCGCTGACCGGCCCGATGCCGAGCCACGACGACGCGATGCGCAAGATCCGTCAGCAAAGCACGACCGAAATGCCGATCGTGCGAGTCGACGAACTCTCCAAGGGCCCCGGCACGCTGGTGCAGGTCGACTGCGCGCACGTGGTGAAGCTGCGGGCCGTCATGGGCGACCGCAACGCCGAGGGCCTGGGCGCCGAGATGAAGTACAGCTCGGTCGACATCAACATCGACATGAGCACCATCCCGGTGAGCGCCGGCGGCAAGATGACGCAGCAGCGCACGCCGCACAGCATGCGCATGAACGCGCTGGCCCAGCTGAAGGGCGGCATGCCGCGCTTTCGCTGGCAGCGCATCCTGACGCACCTGGCCGGCGCCCGGGGCGAGCAGGACGGCACCGACTGGATCGTGCCGCTGGCCAGCGATCCCGAGTTCGCCGAGCAGATGATCAACCCGGTGAAGGCGCCGACCTACAACCGCCACTGGGTGGTCGATGGCTCGACGCTGGTGCAGGGCGGGGCGCAACTGGCCTCGGTCGACACCACCGACAAGATGCTGCTGGCGCACATCGACGAGCTGGCGGCCCTGTGGGACGAGATGCCCGTGAAGATGGCGCACCTGCAGATCCCGGGTGACGACGCGGCCGGCGAGGACATGATCAAGGGCGTGCTGTACGTCGACCCCCTGGTCTGGGACGCGATCATCACGGACAACACGGCCAACAACAACATCCGCACCTTCCAGGCCAACGCGCTGGACCGGGCGGCCTACGGCAACATGGGTCGCCACCCGCTGTTCGCCGGCAAGCCGCTGCTGTGGAACGGCATCCTGGTGCGCAAGATGTCCTACGGCATCCGCTTCAGCGCCAGCGCCGCCGTGGCGCACGTGACCGCAGCCAACCGCCTGGCAGCCACCGAAACCAACGTGACGGTGGCCGCGGGCCTGTCGACCACGCACCAGGTGGCGCGCTCGATCTTCCTGGGCGCGCAGGCACTGGCCATGTGCTCGGGCGGCAACCAGACCAGCGAGGAAACCTACTCGCTGCTGGAGAACCGCACGAACTTCGGCCGCAACCTGGAGATGGCCGGCGAGGTGATCGGCGCGGAGCAAAAGCTGCGCTGGAGCCTGCCGAACGCCAGCGGCGACCTGGAGGCCACCGACTTCGGCGTGGCCATCATCGACAGCGTGGTGCGCAAGCGCAACGTGTGATGAAGGCGGGCCTTCGGGCCTGCGTCATCGAGTTTCACCAACACTTTCAAGGAGCCTTTCATGGCCCAAGTCAAGTCTGCCAAGTTCGCAGTCGCCAAGCTCAACAAGGGCGACGGCACTGGCGTGTTTCTCGTCGACAAGCTGACGGTGGCGACCAACCCGGTCGCCAACGACACGCTGGACTTCGTGATCCCGAAGGGCATCGAAGTCACGGGCATCAAGTTCAACCACACGGCCCTGGCCGCCTCCGGCCTGGCCGGCAAGGTCGGCTTCGCGTCCCTCACCGGCGCGGCGACGGTCAAGGCCAACGGCACGGACCTCGCCACCGACGACGACTACTTCCGCGCTGCCGGCACCTTCGGCCTCACGGCCACGGGGTTCGACTGCTACTTCCCGCCCATCACGTTCGAGGAGGACGTGCTGCTGCGGCTGACGGTGACGGTGACGGCAACGTCGTTCGCCGCCGGCTCGCTGTGGTCGGTCATCGAGGGCGGCCAGGTCGGCGTCAAGTAACCGGGCATCGGTTGTCTCCCCGCGGCCTCGCGTCGCGGTTGCCAGGGGCGGTCCTTCGCAGGGCCGCCCCTTTTTTCTGGACGCAAGGAGGCCTTCGATGGCACTGGTTCGATACATCGGCAGCAAGCCGACCAAGGAAGACAACGTGGCCCACACCAAGACGGTGTGGCCAGGCCCCGGCACGGACCGCGAAGTGCCCGATGGCGTTGCGGTGGAGCTGCTGAAGCACCCCACGGTGTGGCAGCTCGTGACCGAGGACATGCAGCGCCTGACCGCGCCCGCGCTGGGCTCCGAGCCCGAGCCCCCGGCGATGCGCTTCGTGCACGCCAAGGGCGACGACAACCCGGTGTACGCGCTGCGCGACACCGAGAACGACGAGATCACCGATCTCACCAACATGACCGACGCCGAGCTGAAGGCCTTTGCCCGCGTGAACGGCATCAAGGCCGACCTGCGCAAGCGCGGCGATGAGCTGAAGGCAACGATCGTGGCCACGGTCATCGCCGCCACCGAACGGCCCCCCGAGGCCAAGGAGTAAGCCATGCCGAGCATCACTGCACAGCAGATCGTCGACCGCGCGTGGATCATCCTGCAGGACACCAATGGCGGCAGCGGCGTGCGATGGCCGTCCACCGAGCAGCTGCTGTGGGTGAACGACGGGCAGCGCGAGGTGGTGATCAACCTGCCCAGCGCCTACGTCAAGACGGCCATCGCCACGCTGACGGCGGGCACGCGGCAGAACCTGGCCACGCTGGGTTTCACCGACGGCATCCAGTTCATGAAGTTCGTGCGCAACTTCGACGCCGCCGGCACCGCGCCGGGCCGCGCCGTCACCGTCAAGCCGATGATGTGGCTGGACGAGCAGCGCCCGACCTGGCACGCCGATGCGGCAGGCGATGCGATCCACTGCTTCTACGAGGCCAACGACCCCAAGACCTTCTACGTGTGGCCCAAGGCCGACGGCACCAAGAAGGGCGAGATCGTCTACTCGGCCGCGCCGCCCGAGCTGGCGGCGCTGGGCAACACCATCAGCTTGGATGACATCTACGCCAACGCGCTGCAGTACTACGTGCTGTTCCGCAGCTTCAGCAAGAACGCGACCTACACCAAGGCGCCGCAGCTGGCCGCCGCGTACTACCAGCTGTTCCTGCAGAGCCTGGGCATCAAGGACCAGCGCGTGAAGGCGCTGGACGCGAACCTGCAGATGCTCAGTGACGGCGCCGGCGTGGCGGGCTCGCAGGCCGGGGGCGGCTGATGAAGACCTGGGCCGACTTCGTGCCCAAGATCGTGATGTTCGCGGCCGACTGCCCGCACTTCACGATCGAGGAGGAGGCCAAGCGCGCGGCCATCGAGTTCTACCGGGAAACGCGCGCCTGGCGATCGACGCTGCCCGTGACGCTGGTGGCCGCCACCGTGGCGTCGCAGGCCAGCTACACGGTGGCGCCGCCCGAAGGCCTGGAGATGGTGGGTCTGCCGGCGGTGTGGCTCGATGACGTGGAGATCGCCGAGGCCCGGCCTGGCGACGTGAACGACATCACGCCGATCGAAACCGGCACGCGGCATTCGGTGCTGCTGACCAGCGGCACCACGATCCGCCTGATCCCGCCCACGGTGACGGCAGGGCGCGTGATCAAGGCGCAGGTGGCCTACACGCCGACCGAGGCCGCGGCGGGCATCGAGGATGCGAAGTTCCACGAGCACCTGGAGACGATCAAGCACCTGGCGCTGTCGCGGCTGAAGTACATGCAGGGCAAGCCGTGGTCCGACCCGGCGGGCGCCCGCGCGTGCGAGGCCGAGTACCAGCGCCGCGCGCTCGACGACGGCGCTGCGGCCGGGCCGGTGCGGCGCAACCGCCTGCGCACCCGAAAGCAGGTGATCTGATGCTGGTGGCTGCATGGTCGAAGTTCATCGGGGCCAACCTGATGCTCAACCCGAAGCTGCTGCCCGACGGCCTGGGCGTGATGGCATCGAACCTGCGCCTGGGCTATGGCGACTTGCGCGCCTGGAACGCGGCCAACACCGTGGTGACGACGGGCGGCGCAACGCCGCTGATCAGCGCGTACCGCATGAACCGCGCCACGGTCAGCGACACCAGCGCCTGGATTCAGTGGACGGTGGATGTGGACGTGGTGCGGTCACTGATCGGCAACGACTCGACCGAGGAGATCTACTTCACCGGCGACGGCGCACCGAAGCTGACCAACAACGCAATCGGCCTGCCCGCAGCACCAGGCCCGGCGGCCACGCGCTCGCTGGGGATCCCCGCGCCGAGCGTGCAGATGGCGCTGCCCACCGTGCTGGTGGCCGGCGCTGGCGCTACCGAGAGCCGGGTGTACGTCGACACGTTCTACAACGACGTGAACCGCGAGAGCGCGCCGGGCATTTCGAGATCGGTGTCGGTGGCCGGCGGGTCGACCATGAACCTGACCGGCCTGGCCGCGGCCCCTGGTGGCACGCACGGCATCAACCGCCGGCGCATCTACTGCTCGACCGACGGCGGCGACTTCCTGCTGGTGGTGGAGCAAGCATCCGCCTCGACCACGGCCACCGACAACCTGGCGCGCGGCGCGGTGCTGCAGTCCGGTGGCGACATCGCCTACCCGGCCTGGCTGGAGCCGCCCGTGGGCCTGAAGGGCCTGATCGGCCTGTGGAACGGGATGATCGGCGGCTTCACCGGCAAGAGCTTCGCGGTGTGCGTGCCGTACAAGCCCTGGGCCTGGCCGGTGGAGTACCAGGATTCGGTGTACGACGACATCGTGGGCACCGGCAAGTGGCGCCAGTCGTGGGTGCTGCTGACCACCTCGGCGCCCATCGTCATCACCGGCTCGTCGCCCGACTCCCTGAGCCAAGACCCGGTGCCCTTCAACCAGGCCTGCGTGAGCAAGCGCTCGGTGGTGAGCGTGGGCTTCGGCGTGGCCTGGGCCTCGCCTGACGGCCTGTGCTTCATCGGCGACCAGGGCCCGCGCATCGTCACCGAGGGCATCTTGTCGCCCGAGCAATGGCAGGCGCTGGTGCCAAGCACGATCATCGGCTCACGCATCGAGCGCTACTACTACGGGGCCTACAACGACGGCACGAGCAAGGCGTTCATGATCGACCTGCTCAACCCGACCGGGATCATCTTCCTGACGCAGGGTGCGCGCGGCGTCTTCTACGACCCGATCTCCGACCGGCTGTACCTGCAGGACACCGGCAACACCATCAAGCGCTGGAACGGCGGCGCGGCGCAGTCCTGCACCTTCAAGACCGGCGTGAAGCGCCACCCGCAGCCCACCAACCCGGGCTACGGCATGGTGGTGTCGGACCTGCCGATCTCGGTGGTGGTGCGGCTGTACGCGCTGCTGCTGCAAAGCGGTGGCACCTACGTCTGGACGGAAGTGTTCAACCGCACCGTGACCAGCGGCCAGCCGTTCGCGCTGCCGGCTGGGTACTTGGCGCAGGACTTCCAGGCCGAGATCACGACGACCGCACCGGTGCAGGCGCTGCTGATCGCCGAAGACGTGGGCGACATCATCTGATGGCTCAACTCCCCGACATCCGCCCACCGGGCGACGTGCCGGCCGGGCCGCTGGCCTGGCTGAAGGCCTGGCTGCAAGACGTGCGCCTGTGGGTGCAGACCCGCGAGCCCAACGCGACGCTGGTGGGCAACCCCACCGACAAGTTCACCACGCGCGGCGAGCTGATCGACGCGGGACTGCTGCTGCGCACGAGCGACGGCCGTTTCACGCGCGGAGTAGGCAGCATCCCCGGGCCCAAGGGCGACCCGGGCCCGCAGGGCGACCCCGGCGTGGGCGTGACGGCACCCGACCTGACCCCGCCACCCACGCCCACGGGCCTGGCGGTGACGGGGCTGATCAGCAACATCCTCATCGAGTGGGATGCGCCGGTCTACACGCAGGGCCGCGGCAATGACCTGACGCTGGTGTACGGCGCGATCTGGCTGCCGGGTGATGCCCAGCCCACTTTCGGCGACGTGCGTACGAAGCTGATCAACACCGCGGCCGAGGCCACGAACATCCTGGCGCACCCGTCAAACCCGAACACGACGTGGTGCATCTGGATCAAGTTCAAGACCCGCGACGGCGTGGAAGGCACGCAGGCCGGCGGCACGCACGGCGTGCAGGCCACCACCGGGCAGGACGTGGCTTCGCTGCTGCAGGTGCTGGCCGGAGAGATCACCGCCGAGCAGCTGTACGTCGACCTGCAGACCCCCATCGGGTCCATCCTGACCGGGCAGGACGAGGCCGCCGAGGCGGCGCTGGCGGCCACGCTGGCGGCGCACGATGCCAACGCGCAGCGCGCGGCCGAGCTGCTGATCGAGGCGCAGGACCGCGGCGCGGCCATCGTCGAGGAAAGCACGACCAGGCAGACGGCCGAGGAGTCGCTGGCGCAGAGCATCCTCACGCTGACGGCGGCGACGTTGAGCGACCAGGCCGCGGCTGCCGCTGCGCTGGAGGTGGAGCGCACTGTGCGCGCCGAGGCCGACGAGGCCGAGGCCCTGGAGCGCACCACGCTGGCGGCGCAGCTTCGGGGCGACTACGCCGGCACGGACGTGGACGCCATCACGACCGGCCTGCTGTACGAGGAGCGCGCCGCCCGGGTGAGCGCAGACGGCGCGCAGGTCACGCGCCTGGAAGGCCTGGAGGCCAGCGTCGACACGCCGGGCACCGGCCTTCTGGCCCGCGCGACCGCGCTGGAGGCCACCACGGTGGACATCGGCAACGACCTGACGGCTGTGGCCAACCGCACCACCCTGCTGGAGGCATCGGTCGACACGCCCAGCACGGGCCTGCTGGCGCGGGCCACGGCGCTGGAGACAGTAACCACGGCGGCCGGAAGCGGCAACAGCGCCCTCGCCAGCCGGGCCACCGCGCTGGAGTCCACGGTCAACAACGGCGTCACCGGCGTGGCGGCCACCGCGGCGGCGCTGGACATCGTTGAAACCCTGGTGAACGACGGCACCGACGGCGTGGTGGCGACCGCGAGCCGGGTCGATACGCTGTTCACGAAGGTCGACAGCCCGACCATCGGCAACAACGCCACCTACGCGGCGCTGCAGACCGAGGCCACCACGCGCGCCAGCGAAACCGGCGCCCTGTTCGCGCAGTACACGGTCAAGATCGACCTGAACGGCTACCTGTCGGGGTACGGGCTCACGTCCAGCCTGAGCAGCGGCGGCACGCCCACCAGCCTGTTCATCGTGAGCGTGGACAAGTTCGCGGTGGCGACGCCGGCCAGCGCGGTGACGGCCTGGGCCGGGACCACGGCCTACGCGCTGAACGCCATCCGGGGCATCAGCGGCGTGGACGACAAGCTGCTGGTGTGCAAGCAGGCCGGCACGTCGGGCAGCAGCGCGCCGTCCATCGCGGGGGCCATCGGCAGCATGGTGACGGACGGCTCGGTGCGCTGGCAGATCGCCAGCCGCGTGCCTTTCGCGGTGCTGACCACGCCCACCACGATCAACGGCGTGAGCGTGCCGGCCGGGGTCTATATCGACGCGGCCTACGTGCTGAACGCGACGATCCAGAACGCGCAGCTCGCCAACCTGTCGGTCGACGACCAGAAGGTGGCCAGCGTGAGCGTGGCCAAGTTGACGGCCGGCTCGATCAGCGTGGGCGAGTACATCCAGAGCACCGGCTACGTGGCGGGCAGCGCCGGCTGGCGCATCAACGGCAACGGCACGGCCGAGTTCAGCGGCGTCATCGTGCGCGGCACCATCTACGCCCAGGCCGCCGACATTCAGGGGCAGATCAGCGCCAGCCAGATCAACGCCTTCGGCCTGACGATCTACAAGAGCGACGGCACCACCATCGTGCTGGACGCCGACGCCGACAGCCCGCCATGGGTGACGGCCAGCGACATCATCGAGTCGGCCGACGGCGCGAGCATCCTGGCGCCCATCACGACCGATAACACCCGCCGCCTGCGCAACCTGACGGCCGGGCCTGGCATCGACACCGCGGTGAGTGCCGACGACCAGAGTGTCGTCATCAGCGCGCTGGCATCGGAGGTGGCCCACGTCCGGCGGCACGCCGACGCGGCCACGAGCAGCGCCACGCTGTCGAACATCGACGGCATGGCCTTCGCGCTGCTGGCGTCTTCGACCTACATCGTACGCGGCACGCTGGTGACGAGATCGGCGGCCAGCGCCACCGGCCTGAAACTGCACCTGACGGCCCCCGCCGGTGCGACGGGTGCGGCGATGTTCCACACCGAGAGCGATTCCGGCGGTGTCGGGCAGACCCGGACCCTGGACATCCCGACGGACAGCGGCGTGACGTTCCTGTCGACGCGCAACACCGGCGGCCGAAACCTGCTGACTTTCGAGGCACTGATCAACACGGCGGGAGTCGCCGGCAACGTGCAGTTGCAGCTGGCCACCGAAACCAGCAGCGTCGAGGTCGAGGTGCTGGCCGGCTCCGCAATGACGCTGAGCCGGATGGCCACCGCGACGTCGGCCACCACGATCAACCTGGCCTCGTCCACGCTCACCAGCTACGCCAGCACAGCGACCGCCACGGCCAAGCCATCGACTGCCACGCTCACGCTCACTTTCAAGCGGGACGGCACCTGGGCCGTGACCAGCGCCGGGTCAACGTCGCACGCCCTGTCTGGCACCCCCGCCACCGGCGATTGGGCCTCACCGACCAACACCGACGCCGGCGTGCAGTGGGAAATCAAGTTCATCCCGGGCTCGATCAGCACCACAGCCATCGGCGCCGGCACCACGACCACCAGCAACGGCGCGACCGACTGGCAGCCGCTGACGGCCCAGCGCAGCTACGCCATCACGGTGTCGTGCAGCGTGGCCGGCGAGCGGGACAGCAGCGTTGCGGTCGAGGTGCAGATGCGCCGCATCAGCAGCGGTGCCGTGACGACCTTCGACACCGTAACCATCGCAGGCAGCGCCACGTCGCTGTAACCCATGCCGATCACCAAGACCATCACCCTGGCCGACGGCGTTGTGCTGGCCTACCACCGCGCCGTGCGCGTGGCCTGGACCGACACGCCGATGGGCGCCAAGTGCATCGTGACCGTGAACTCCTGGGTCAACCAGGCGCAGCACGATGCTGGCGCGGACCCGTACCGCAGCGAGGCGGTGCCCGACGTGCCGCTGACGCCGCAGGCCGGCATCTTCGCGGCGGCCGAGGCGGCGCTGGTGGCCACGGCCGGGCCCTGGAGCGGTGGCACAGTGGCGGCCGTCGCCAGCGGCACCGCGCTGGAGGCAGCGCAAGCCCGCCGGTGGGCCGAGATCAAGGTGCTGCGCGACATCGAGATCGCAGAGCCAAAGATGACCAGCGTTGGCATGTTCGACGCCACCCCCGAGGACCAGAACAACCTGAGCAAGGTCATCGCGCTGGTGCAGATTGCTGCCGCGCGGGCTCTGCCGGCGCAGGCGAACTACACCCTGGCCGACAACACGCGCGTGACCCTGACCCTGGCGGAACTGGAACAGGCAGCGCTGGAGATGGGCGCACAGGTGCAGGCGCTGCACGACCAGGGGATCGAACTCTACGAGGCCATCTACAGCGCGGAAACCGTCGAGGACGTGGAGGCAGTGACATGGGACTGAGACGCTACTTCTGGGGTGTCGGCATTTGCATCACCCAAGGGGTGAACGCTTTGCTGGCCGGCTACCCCGACGAAAGCCTGAGCAGCCGGGCCCACCGCATGCAGACCAAGGCGCACGGGTGGTTTGTCACCCGCAACGTCATCAACATGATCTTCTTCTGGCAGCCCGACCACTGCAAGCAGGCCTTCGAGGCCGAGCGTGCGCGGCGGCATGTGCCGTTCGATCTTCGATAGGAGCACAGCATGGCGTGGTACAGAGCAGGGTCCGCGGCCGTCACCAGCGGCAGCGCAGCCGTCGTCGGCACCGGCACGGCTTGGGTGGCGAACGCGCGGGCCGGGCACGGCTTCATCGGACCGGACAAGTTCACCTACGAGATCCTGTCGGTCAACTCCGACACGTCGATCACGCTGGCCGAGAACTACGCTGGCAGCACGGTGGTGTCGGGCGGGGTCTACAAGATCATTCCCACGCAAGGGATGACGCAGAGCCTGGCCGTCGCGGCCAACCAGCTCGTCGCGGACTTCGGCGCCGTGGTGACGGGCGCTGGCGCTGGACGCTTCGCGGATGGCTCCGCTGCGGCGCCCGGCGTGAGCTTCGTGAGCGACGTCGACAGCGGCTTCTACCGCATCAGCTCCAACGTAGTGGGCTGGTCCACGGGCGGCGCCGAGCGCATGCGCCTGAGCAGCACCGGCCTGGCCATCAACACGGGCACCCAGACCGCGACGCTGGCCGTGAATGGTGGCGCGCATGTCGGCCGGCCGGCAGACCACTGGGGCGGCACAACCAGCTTCTTCGGCCTGGTCGGCTCCGGCCAGCTTGCCACCGAAGGCAGCAACGAGATCACGGTGACGTCCAACGGCTACCGCGGCGCCGGCACGCTGTGGGTGAGCTACGGCATCGGGGGCGCGACGGGGGCGGCACAGATCGGCCTGAACCCGGCCGGCTACGTGGCCATCCGCGCCGAGGCGACCAAGGCCAGCGGCGCGGCCAGCGGCGTCACTGAGCTGGCGCGCTTCAACGCCAGCGGCAACCTGCTGATCGGCCGCACGACCGACATCATCAGCACCGCCAAGCTGCAGCTGAGCGACGGCACGATCAACAGCCTGTACGGCTACAAGGCGAGCGGCACCGAGTTCCTGGGCACGCACAGCAACCACCCGCTGTCGCTCATCACGAACAACGTCGCGCGGCTCACGATCTCGGCCGCAGGCACGGTGACGGTGGACGGCGCCCTGGCGGCCGACAGTGTGGACGTGAACACCGCGGCCCTGGCCACCGGCGCGGTGCGCGCCTGGACTGCGACAGACACGGACATCGACGGGCTGATTGGCGGCTCGACCAACGGTGTGCTTTTCGAGGGCGCGGGCTCGGCACACTTCACGGTGGGCCTGCGCTCCAACGACGTGGGCGACGGCTTCCAGGTCATCAGCAAGCAGGCCGGCAACGCGACCTACACGCTCAAGTGCTTCGAGGCCAAGGCCGACGGCTCGGTGTCGTGGCGCGGCCGCGGCACGGTCGGCGCCCTGCGCGCCATCGACCCGCTGGACGCGCTGGGCTACGGCACGGGCGCTGGCGGCACCGTGACGCAGACCACGAGCAAATCCACGCCCGTTGTGCTCAACAAGCCCTGCGGCCAGATCACGATGAACAACGCCGCGCTGGCAACCAGCACATCGGTGTCGTTCACGTTGACCAACTCGCTGATCGCGGCCACCGACGTGGTGCGCGTGAGCATCGCCAGCGGTGCCACCGCGGGGGCCTACTCGGTGACGGTGGACGCGACCGCGGCCGGCTCCTGCCGCATCAGCGTGCGCAACCACTCCGGCGGCAGCCTGAGCGAGGCCCTGGTGCTGAACTTCGCGGTGCTCAAGGCGGTGAGCGCTTGACCGCCCATGTCCGAAGTGCTCGCGCACTGCCCGTAGCCTTTCATTGATCGGAGAACATCATGGAAACGGCAGCGCTGACCGGACGCACGGTTGAACTAGAAACGCTGACTCATCACTTCGGCGTGGGCCACTACATCAAGGCCTTGCCGCTGAAGCGGGGCGACGTGGTGGTCCAGCACAAGCACAACAGCGACCACGTTTCGGTGCTGGTTCGCGGCACTGTCACCCTGCTTGTCGGGAGTGTGGCAACGCGACACGTCGGGCCGTGCGGCCTGCTGATTCGCGCTGGAGAGCATCACGGCATTCGCGCCGAAACCGATGCGCTATGGCTGTGCGTGCACGACACGACAGGGCTTGAACAAAAAGACATCGACTCTCAGCTGATTCTGGATGGCAGCAACAGCGCAGACATGAAACAAGTAGCGCAAGAGCTGACGCCATGAAGCGCATTTCCTTGCTCCCATTCAGTATTGATGTGACTGGCATTCGGCAAGCGTTAAAGGCCAATCCGCAGCTCTGGGATCAAATTACTCTGCGCACCAAAGAGCAAGACTCCCCGCATCACGGCCTGTCTGACATTTGGGTCAGATATTCGGACCCGGCGGCGCCGCTGACCAATGGAGAGCACGCATCCGTATGGTATCCGTGCGCAGACGTTTTGCCGGTGCGGCCGATTGTGCAAGAAGTGCTGGCCCGAGTTGAGGGAAAGCGACTCGGCGGTGTATTGATTACCAGAATCCCTGCAGGTCGAGAGTGTCGGCCGCACATAGATTATGGGTGGCATGCCGGGTATTACGAAAAGTTTGCCGTGCAAGTGGAAAGCGCGCCAGGCCAAGCGTTTCAGTTTGATGGCGAATCGCTTGAAACAAAGCCGGGCGATGTGTTTTGGTTTGATAACTCGTTCACGCATTGGGTCACCAACCCAACGCCACACGAGCGAATTACTCTGATTGCCTGCATTCGGCGCAAGGAGGAATGAGATGCCATTTGGATATGTTGCTGGCGGCGCCATTGTTGGTGGGCTGTTGACGGCCGACGCACCCGAGGCCGATCCGGCCGTGGGTCAAGCTGCGCGAGAAAACGCCGAAATTGCCGGCCGCTACGCCGACCTTGCCGAGGAGCAGTACGCCGATCAGCGCGAGCTGTTCAACGAGTACCGGCCGATGCTGACGCAGCAGCTGGAAGGCTCGCTGCTGGACCAGCAGCAGAGCCGCGAGCGCGCCGACGATGCCTGGGCCAGCTACACGTCGACCTGGCGCCCGATCGAGCAAGACCTGGCGCAGCGCACGCAAGACCTGAGCAGCGCTTCGCGCGTGGAGCAGGAGGGCCAGCGCGCCGCCAGTGAGGCCACGACGCAGTACGACCGCGCCCGCACCGAGAACCAGCGCACGCTGGCTGCTGCCGGCGTGAGCCCCGAGAAGATGGCCGCGCTGGAGCGCTCCGGCCGGCTGATCGAGGCCAAGGGTGTTGCGGGTGCGGCATCGGGTGCGCGCCAGGCCCAGGAATCCCGCGCGCTGGGCTACCTGGACAACGCCGCGCGCTTCGGCCGCAACCAGACCAGCACCGGCCTGGCAGCGGCCGGGCTGGCCACGACCCAGGGCGCTGCGGTGCAGAGCGGGTACTCCAGCCTGGTGTCGGCCACCGCCGCACCTGCGGCAGGCGCTGCAAGCCTGTACTCCGGCGCCGTCAATGCAAACAGCAGCAGTGCAAACGCTGCGCTGGGCCTGTTCGGCGCGGAAAGCGCAACCTACCAGAACCAGATGGCCATGATCGGTGATTTGGCTGGCGCCGGGGCAATGGCCTACGGCATGAAGAAGTGAGGCCAGCATGGCGGGCTTGAACCTATCCGGCGCGGTGCGCAACTACCAGCAGGGCGTGGAGTGGCGCCAGCAGCAAGACGAGATGGAGCGCCAGAAGGCGCAGCGGGCCATCATCGACGGCGCCAACCAGGCCGCCACCGGCGTCATCGAGGCATCGAAAGCCGAGCGGGCGCTGGCCGGCGCGAAGGGTGAGTACAAGCCCAGCGACAAGACCATGCTCAAGGCCTTCGAGGCCCGCAGCATGGCGCTGGCCAAGGGCGGCGACTGGAACGCCTACGTGCAGAACGAAATCGCCGTGCAGCCGCACCGCCTGCGCGTGCGCGGCAATGCCCTGCAGGCCTACGAGGCCGACGGCGACTTCGGGAAGTTGATTCAGACGACCTACCCAACAATGTTCGACGGCAAGGAGATTGTCGGCATCGAGCGCGTGGGTGGCATGCCTTCGCTGGCGTCGATCGGCCGCGAGGCCACGCCGCTTTCGTACAAGGTCAAGCTCTCTGACGACACCGAGCGCGAGGTCAATCCCGAGCAGGTGGTGAAAGCCATAAAGCTCTCGCTGGTGGACCCGGCAAAGACCGCCGAGCGCGAGATCGAGGAAAACTTTCTTCGCCTGAAGGCGCAGCTGGACCGGGACGCCAAGGTCGATGTCGAGCGCACGAAGGGCGACGAGGAGCGCAAGACGCTGGGCGCGCGAGGCAAGCAGGACGTCGAACTCGAAGGCATCAAGGGCACGCAGGAGATCGCCCTTGAAAACGTCCGCTTCGGCAACCGCCGCACGCTGCAGAGGGAAGACAACAAGGCGGCGCTGGATCGCACGCTGGCCGGCGCCAAGCCTGACAAGCCCGAGAAAACCGGCGCTGCCGACAAGATCAAAGACACGAAGGCCGTTCACAACGAAGTGACCCGCGTGATGGGCGAGCAGGCCAACACGCTGATGGGCAGCGGTGGCCGCATCTCCAACGAGGACACGCTGAAGGTGTCGCGCTACGCCAAGGCCCTGATCGACAAGCAGGACATGGAGCCGGGTGACGCGATTCAACAGGCCATCGACGAGTGGAAGAAGCGCCGCCCGGCGACCAAGAAATGAGCAAAGTCGACCCCGACGCCTACTTCGGCACGCCCACGCAGGGCGAGGCGCCGGCCAAGCCGCGCCGCAGCCTGAACCCCGACGACTACTTCGGGCCGCCCGCCGCGCCGCCCCCACCGCCGGAGCCCACGATGCTCGACAAGGCGCTGGGTGCGGCCAGCGATGCCCTGTCGAAGAAGGCCGAGCCGCCCCCGAAGCGCGAACGCCCGAAGCCGGCGGCGATGCCGTGGGAGCGCACGCCGGCGCAGGAGGCCAAGGTCCGGGCCGGCGACCAGCAGGACGACAGTGTGCTGGGCCGGCCGTCGCCCCACGCGCTGCCGCCTGAGCCGCTGATCGACCAGCGCGGTGCACCGCTGAATGCCGAGGCCTTCGCCAGGCTGAAGAAGCAGATGGCCGCCATGCTGCGCAACGCGCGCGAGGCGCAGCTGGGCCGGCGTGACCTGCCGAACTGGATGCTGTCGGCGCTGACCGAGGCGAACCGGCAGATCAACCTGGACGACAAGGGCGCCGCGACCACCGGCGTCACCGGGCCCGACGCATCCGCCGAGGCCCGCGCCAGCACGCTGATCCAGGGCGGCATGCGCGGCGACGTGGCGCAGGGCGTCGGCCAGGTGCAGGCCGGCCAGGGTGGGCTGACGGTGCCGCCGGCGCAGGCCCGCACCGGTGCGCCGAGCCTGCTGACCGGCGAGGAAGAAGCCGCGAACGCCGCCACCGGCGCCGAGATGGCCAAGCGCAGCATCGGTGCGCGCGGCCTGTACGCCGCGCAGGAGGGCCTGCTGGGCGCCACGGCCGGCGTCATGTCGGCCGCGCTGCGGGCCGCTGGCGATGACGAGGCGGCCAAGGTCTACGAGAAGGTCGGCCAGGGCGCCGCGGTGCGTGCGCAGGCCGCAGACGAGCTGACCGCCATGCGTGGCCGCGCAATGGGCCAGGGGATCATTCCCTCTGGCGCGCTGGGTGGTGCGGCCAACCACATGGAGAGCCTGGGGGTCGTTGCGGCCAACAGCCTGGGCCAGATGCTGCCGGGCCTGGTTGCCGGTATCGCCAGCGGCAACCCCGTGGTGGGCGTGACGCTGGCCGTGGCGCCGGTGTTCGGCCAGTCCTACGTGGCCAGGCGCGAAGCCGGTGGCTCGCCCGGTGTCAGCGCGGCCTACGCCGGCCTGATGACGGGCTTCGAGGCGCTGGGCGAGGCGATCGGCCTGGTGCCGATGGCCATTCGTGCCTTCAAGGCCAAGAACGCCGACGTCGACATCGCGGAGTTGCCGGCCAAGGTGGAGCGCTACATCCAGGCGCTGGAAAAGCGCGGCCTGGTGAACAAGACCGGCGGCAACATCCTGCGCTGGCAGGCCGGCGAGCATGCCGGCGAGCAGCTGACGTTTGCAGGCCAGTACCTGCTGGACGGCACGAAGCTGGGCCTGGACCAGGACATCACGCTGCGCGGCTACCTGGAGGGGGTGCGCGACACCGCCATCACGACCGCGCTGGTGACGGGTGCGGTGCAGGCCGGCGTGACGGCGGCCAAGGGCGTTGTGGGGGGGCCGCGTGGAGGCGACCTTCAACGCGCCGGCGAGGCGGCTGATGCCGCCGAAAATGCGAAGCGGGCAGCCCTCGACAAATGGGCCACCCGTGGCTTGATCGGCGGCGCATCAAGCGACGGCTTGTTGATCCCGCCGCCCGCAACGGCTGCAGCCGACAACACGGCACAACCGGCAGTGAATGCAGGGGCTTCTGCACCCGCCGACGCCCCGCTGAGCGCCGACGACCTGCTGGGCACGCCGCTGGACGAGGCCGCGCACGGCGCCGCCACCAGCCCGACCAACGACCGGCCCGAGCCGACCGAAGGCCAGAAAGAGGCCGGCAACTACGCCAAGGGCCACATCAAGCTCGGCGGCCTCGACATCAGCATCGAGAACCCGCAGGGCTCGGTACGTCGCGGCGTGGACCCCGACGGCAACGAGTGGGCCAACACGCTGCAGTCGCACTACGGCTACATCCGTGGCACCGAGGGCGCCGACGGCGATCACGTCGACACCTTCATCAGGCCCGGCACGGCCGACGACTACAGCGGCCCGGTGTTCGTCATCGACCAGCGCGACCCGAAGACCGGCAAGTTCGACGAGCACAAGGTGATGCTGGGCTTCGCCACGCCCGACGAGGCCGAGGCCGCCTACCGCGCGAACTACGCTCCCGACTGGCAGGGCCTGGGCTACCTGACCGGCATGGACATGCCGGCCTTCAAGGGCTGGGTCAAGGGTGGCGACCACAAGATCCCCTTCTCGGTCGCTTTCAAGGAGACGAAGCGTGAGCAGCCTGACATGGCAGCGCCTGCCCCCGTGGCTGCTGGAACCCCTGCAGCAGGGGTGCCTGTCGCTGGCGGAAGCGGCGGAAATCTGGGATCACTGCCTGACGGGAACGGGCGAGTGGGCGGTGCTGCCCCCGCACCTGTTCCCGGCAGCGGAGCGCCTGGCCCTGTGGGAGATGCAGGCCATCCCAACGGTGCACTGAGCGACACGCCCGACTTCGAGACGACCTATCCGAAGCCGCTGGGCGGCAAGAACTCGGCCTTCAGCGGCCTGGACGGCGAGTACCTGGCGGGTGCCGTCAAGTCCACGCACGACCAGTTCGCCGGCGACATCGCCATCGACCTGCAGGTGGCGCGCACGCTGCGCGAGGGCCTGGACCGCGACATCGACCCCGACACGGGCGCCGCCTTCACGCCCGAGCGCCGCAAGGAGGCCGAGGGCGACATTGCCGGCCGGATCATGGAGATCGAGGGCACGCTGGGCGAGTACGCCAGCGAGTTCGGCGACGCCCACCGCGCCGCCTTCCAGGCCCGCGTGGCGCCCGACCTGGATGCGATGAGCAAGCCGACCACCGCGATGCCTGCTGTTGCGCAAGGGGTTGCGCCGCAAGGGGTTGCGCCTGCTGTTGCGCCCAAGTCGCAGCTTGAGCAGGAGGCCGAGGCTGCGCTGAACGACCTGGCCGAGGTGCTGGGCACGAAGAAGCCTGCAGCAGCGCCGGCCGCGCCGGCCGCAGAGCCACCCGCGGCCTGGACCACCACCGAGTTCGCATCGCGCATCGAGAAGATGCTGGCCGAGCTGGAGGCCGCCGGCGCGCAGGGCATGGCCGACGCCATCCGCGCCGGCGTGACGATGGACGCCAAGGGCGGGCGCCTGAGCGAGGAGACGATCGCCTTCCGCGAGAGCGTCGCGCGCCGCGAGATGGCGCGCATGGCCACGGTCGACGGCAAGCGCCCCGAGGCAACCTACCCCAAGGAAACGGCCGACACCGTTGCGGCATCCGACAAGGCATCCGCCACGCTGCCGCGGCCGATCCTCGAAGCGGCCGCGACGCGCCTGAACGAGCTGGGCCAGCAGTTGGCCGCGCTGGGCTTTGCCAGCGAAACCGAGGTCGACGGCAACGCGCCGCCCGATGCCCGCGACCTGGCCAGGCAGATGCGCAACGTGCGCACGTCGCTGATGGGCCTGGCGCCGCGCCGCTACATGCAGGCCGTGGGCCACAAGCGGTTCAAGCCCGACGCGCTGAACCGCGACGAGGACTTCGCTTCGCGCGTGCTGAACCTGGACACCCGGGCGCACCCGGGCGTCGACACGACCAACATCGTCGGCTTCAGCGGCGTGCGCGAGCGTGCCAAGCAGAAGGCCAAGCGCATCAGCACGTTCCCGAAGACGGTGAACGGCTCGACGCTGCTGGCCGGCATCAACGCGGCCGGCGGCATCTCCATCGAGCTGCTGCACGACCTGAGCATGCGCCGCGAGATCGGCCTGAAGGACAAGAACGGCCGCAAGCGCATCACCTGGTTCAACCCGAGCGGCGGGAAGGGCAACAAGGGCCTGTTCCGCGAGGGCGGGATGAGCACCGACGAGATCGCCTGGTGGATGGAGGAGGGCGGCCACCTGGAGCCCGGCGCCACCGAGCGCGACTACAAGGATGCCGACGAGCGCGCCCGCGCGATGATCACGGCCGCGCTGAACCGCGAGGAGCCGAAGACGATCAGCGAGGTCGAGGACGATGCGCAGGCGTACAACGACGCCGAGCGCGAGGCTTACTATCGGGAGCAGGACGAGCAGCGCGCCCGCTACGAGCAGGAAGCCGACGACGCGGCGCAGAACTACTACGCTTCGCTGGACCCCGAGGCCGCCGCCGAGGCCGAGGCCGAGCGCGCGGCCATCATGTCCGAGAACGACATCTCGCTGGCCGAGATGAGCGAACTCGAAGATGCCGACATCGCCTGGGATGCGCCGGGCCTGGGCGGCATGGAGGGCATGCGGTCCAGCGGGCTGTTCACAGAGCAGGAGATTGCCGATGAAGAAGCCGCCGAGCGAGCTGCGCAAGCGAGCCGTGAAAAAGCTGTCGCAGATGGACCCGGCCGACCGGGAGCGGCTGCTGCGCCTGGAGCGGCTGCGGCGGGGGATGCCAGCGAAGGGTCAGACCAAGCGCTGAACGAGTCGCGGGAGCGCACCCAGCGCGCCGACGACCTGATTGCGAAGCTGACGGACGCGCAGGTCAAGGCCGTGGCCAAGCTGGTGGGCATGGACGCCACCCGCACCGTGCCGATGCTGCGCACGCTGCTGCTGACCCGCGACGCCCAGCAGGTGTTGGACGCCGTGCGCATGCTGCGCGGCCAGCCGAACGCGCCCACCATCGCCGCACCGGCCAGCGAAGAACCACCGCTGCTGGAGTCCTACAGCGACGAAGACCTGAAGGCCCGCGCCGCGCGCGAGGCAGCGCTGAACGAGGTCGAGCGCGAGGAGCAGCGCAAGCTGGCCGCGCTGGCGGCCGCCGAGACGCGCCGCCGCAACAAGGCCGAAGAAGATGCGCGCGCCGCCCGGGTGCTGAAAGAGCGCGCCGACGCCGCGGTCGACGGCTTCGAGCTGGGCCAGGAGCCGCCGAGCGCCGTGGTCACGCCCGACGAGGTGGCAGGGCAGGGGAGCATCTTCGATGCGCCGGCCGAGCCTGCGCCGGCCTACGTGCCGAGCCCGGCCGAGGCTGCGCGGGCCAAGCACTTCACCGTCGGCAACGTGTTGAAGTCCTACGGCGGTGGCCACGACGAGGTGCTGTCGTACACGGCGCCGACCGAGCCGGGTGGTCGGTGGTCGGTGAAGGTCCACCCCGTCATCAAGGGTTCCGGCAGCCCCGAGTGGGTGCGCGTGGGCAAGCCGCAGGACGCGCGGCAGCATTCGACCGAGCCGACCGCCCGCGAGATGAAGGCGGGCCCGGCGGCCGGGCCGCTGATGCACGTGCCCGGCGACATCGTGAGCTACACCGAGGGCCGCGCCGATGGCCGGCCGCACCCCAACGCACCCGACCGCGGCCTGAAGGCGCAAGACCCGCCGCGCCTGGCGCGCGGCCTGGCGCCCACCAACCTGGGCGCCAAGGTGCCGCCGCAGGTGCCGGTGGGCATTCCAGCGGGTATGGTCGCCTTCGGCGAGCCGTACTACGTCGACGGCAGCTTGGTGCAGGGCTACGCTCAGTTCGCCAAGGGCCAGGTCGTGAAGCTGAAAGGCCTGGGCTCTGAAGCTACGATCTTGGAGGCCGCCAGCGCCGGGCCGAAGTTCACGCGATTCATCATCAAGACGGCGTTCGGCGAGCAGGCAGCCAATGCCAGCGAGCTTGAAGCTGCGGCCGCCCCACCGCCACCCGCCCCAAGATTCAAGATCGGCGACAAGTTGATCTACCGCGGCGGCCCGGACTCACCGATCGCGTCCGGCGCACTGGTGACGATCAAGGCCGTGCGCATGACTGCCGGCGGCCCGCTGTACGAGATTGATCCGCCTGGATTCGCGCCCGGCACAGTGGTGGCCTACGCCAACGAGCGCGAGCTTGCCCCGGAGGCTGCGCCACCCGCAAAGCGCAAGCCGAAGCCGCAGCGCAAGCCGCTGGAGGTGAGCGAAGGCGACACCGAGGAGATGCGGAAGGCCAAGGCCGACGCGCTGGCGGCGCTGGGCGACCTGGGCGACATTCTCTCCAAGGGCGCGCGCTTGAACATGACGCCCGAGCAGGAGCAGAAGCTGCTGCCGGTGCTGACGCGCCTGTTCGATGCCGCGTTCCGCATGGGCTACCTGAAGTTCAAGCAGGCGGCCAAATGGGTGCTGGACACGATGGCCGCGCACCCGGCGCTGGGCAAGGAGGCGGTGGACCTCATCACCATCGACCACCTGCAAGGCGCCTACATCACGATGTCGTCGCGGCACCGCGATGCGCCGGAAGGCAAGCGGCCCGACTCGAAAGTGGATGTGGTTTCGGTGGAGTCCAAGGACGAGATCGACGCCTACACTGACCAGCCGACCGAGGAGAGCGACGATGCTGCAGATCGACAGCCGAGTGTGGAACCAGATAGCCCCCCTGGCGCGCGACCCGGTGTGGCAGCGCCGGATGGCAATGCAGCACGAACCCCTGGTGGCCGAGCTGGAGGCAATGGCGGATCGGCTTCGCGCCCAGGGGGTGCCGTCGATCGTGGTCCTGGCGTACCAGCAGGCAGCCCCGCTGCTGCAGGAGCGCCCGGCGATTCAGTCGTTCCTGAAGACAAACCCGCAGTTCCGCGAGGCCCTGCCGGAAGTCCTGTCGGTGAACGAGGCAATCCTTTTGATGGTGAACGAGCACCACCTGACAGTCTCACAGACGAGGGTGTTGAGGAAGCTACTCGCCGAGACACCGCCGGCGTAATCGAGCGCGCGGCCCGCCAGCGCGCGGCCGAGAGCATCCCCGTCGTCCTGGGCGACGAGCAGAACGTCGCCAACACGCTGCCGATCTTGCTGCCGCTGCAGCAGGCCGATGTGCTGTTCGCGGAGGCGCGCTTCGCCGTCGAGGACGGCTACGGCGTGCTGTTCACCAACGGCACGGGGACCGGGAAAACTGCGGTGGGCCTGGGCGTGGTCAAGCGCTTCGTCAAGCGCGGCAAGAAGAACGTGCTGATCCTTGCCCCGTCGCAGACCGTGGTGGATGCGTGGGTGAAGTTCGCCCCGCTGCTGGGCCTGAACGTCAACAAGCTGGCCAGCACCAAGGACCACGGAAACGGCGTCGTCATCACGACCTACGCCAACCTGCGCGACAACAACGCGCTCATCCGCCGCGAGTGGGATCTGCTGGTGTCCGACGAGGCGCAGGCGCTGAACCAGAACGCCGAGGGCGACCCGACCGAAGCCGCCCGCCGCTTCCGCGCGCTGTCGCTGCACCCCGACTCGGCCCGCGCCCGCACGGAGATGCGCTACCCCGACCTGGCCGCCGAGATCGCCGACCTCAACAAGAAGTACGAGGAGGCTGTCAAGGCCAAAAACGTCGTGGGCCAGCGCGTCATCGAGGCCAAGCTGCAACCCCTGGTCAAGCGCTTCCGCGCCTACATGGAGGTCGAGCAGGAGAAGCTGGACGTCAGCCAGGGTGCCGGCCGCACGCGCGCGCTGTTCCTCTCGGCCACGCCGTTCGCCTACGAGACGTCGGTGAAGTGGGCGCAGGGCTACCTGTTCGACTGGAACAAGGGCTTCACGCAGGGCACCGACTACAACTCGCCCGACGCCTACGGCAACTTCATGATCACCAACTTCGGGTGGCGCATGAGGACCGGCAAGCTCACGCAGCCCGACGAGCGCAAGGTCGATCGCGGGCTGCTGCAGCGCATGTTCAACACGCGCCTGAAGAACGAGGGCGTGCTGGCCGGGCGCATGCTCGAGGTCGAGCCCGACTACGACCGGCGCTTCGTGGCGGCGCAGTCGGGCCTGGGCCTGCGCATCGACCAGGCCTTCCAGTGGTTCTACGACACGCCGGCCGAGAGCCTGGGCGACCTGCCGGTGAACGAGGGCATCGACACGCCCGAGGGCAAGCTGCAGGCCATCCGCAGCGCCATGCACAACGTGCGAGACGCGCTTTCCAAGCGCTTCGACTACCACACGCGCATGCGCCTGCTGGAGTCGCTGAAGGCCGAGGCTGCGGTGCCATACATCGAGGCGCAGATGGCCCTGGGCCGCAAGATCGTGGTCTTCCATGACCTGATTCAGGGGCAGACGCACGACCCGTTCGGTGTGCGCTTCAAGCCCGACCAGGCGCCGACCGAGGCCGCTGTGCTGGAGGCGTGGAAAGAGCCGTTCCGCGACCTGGTGGAGCGCAACTGGAACGTGCTCAAGTCGCCGATCGAGACGCTGGTGGAGGCCTTCGGGCCCGACGTCGACCTGCTGAACGGCACGCGCAGCGACAAGCAGCGCAAAGCGGCGCTGGAGCGCTTCAACAGCGACGACCAGGGTCCGATGGTGCTGGTGGTGCAGTCGGCGCTGGAGGCCGGCTGGAGCGGCCACGACACGACGGGCAAGCACCAGCGCGTGCTGATCAACCTCGGCCTGCCGGTGACGCCGACGCGCTCGATCCAGCAGGAGGGCCGCATCTACCGCGTCGGGCAGATGAGCGACGCCATCCTGCGCTACCTGAACACGCAGACGAACTGGGAGATGCAGGCCTTCGCGCAGACCATCGCGCGGCGCGCCAGCACCGCCGAGAACCTGGCAATGGGTGAGCAGGCCCGCGGGCTGCTGGCCAGCTACGTCGAGGCCTTCGAGGAAACCGGCGACTGGACGCCCGGCCACGAGGGCGAGGGCAAGGGCGGCAAGGCGCGAGATCGCGAGCTGGCCAAGGTCACGAGCGAGTGGGACCGCGCCAAGACGTTCTACTGGGCCAAGCTGAAGAAGACCGCCGCCACCAAGGCGCGCGAGGGCAAGGACTGGTTTGCCACGCCCGAGCCGCTGGGCCTGAAGATGGTGCAGTGGCTGGACCTGCGCAGCGGCGAGACGAGCCTGGAGCCCAGTGCCGGCGACGGCGCCATCGCGCGCTGGCTGCCCGACTTCACCAAGCGCGTGGCGGTGGAGCCCAGCCCGACCCTGGCCCCGCGCCTGGCGCTGGTGTTCGATGGCAGCCTGAAGAACATTCCCTTCGAGGACTTGCACGTCACGAACAAGGCCGACGGCGTGGCCATGAACCCGCCGTTCGGCAAGGGCGGCAGCCTGGCCGGGCCGCACCTGGCCAAGGCCTTCAACGACCACCTGGAGGTCGGCGGCCGCATCGTGGCGCTGCTGCCCGAGGGGCCGGCGATGGATGCGCGGCTGGACAAGATGATGAACGGCAGCAGCGCGCAGCCGGTCAACCCGACCTACGAACACCCGACGATCGGCGCGATCTACAAGGGCGACGGCGTGCGCTTCGACGGCGACGGCGGCGTGACCTACACCGTGGTGGGCATGAGCCAGCTGGGCGACGGCATCATCCGGCTGCACAAGCCGGGCGTCGGCAGCGACCGCGA